GGGACAGAACATTTGATACCTGGACTGTTACTATCATCAATGATGAAGACTTTAAATTAAGAACTGCATTTGAGCAGTGGATGAATCAAATTAGTAAATTAGATAATGCTACTGGTGCCACAAGTCCAACATCATACATGGTAAACGCATTTGTTTATCAATTAGGTAGAGGTGCATCAAGATTTTCAACAGGAAATACTGATAATTTAACCAATACCGCATTGAGAACTTATAAGTTCTACGATATTTTCCCAACTAATGTATCTCAAATTGATCTTTCATATGATACCTCAGATACAGTTGAAGAGTATACAGTAGAATTCCAAGTTCAGTGGTGGCAAACTGAGGGTAGTGACCAAACTGGTACTGAAATTAGATAATAAATAGTAGAGATTTAGAAGGTTATTTTTAGTAATGGCAAAATTATTTGGATTTTCTATAGAGAATAAAGAATCTCTTTCACCTTCTGTAGTATCCCCCGTTCCTCAAAATAATGAGGACGGGGTTGATCATTATCTAACAAGTGGTTTTTTTGGATCTTATGTAGATATAGAGGGTGTTTATAGAACCGAATATGATTTAATTAAAAGATACAGAGAAATGTCACTTCACCCAGAAGTAGACAGTGCTATTGAAGATATCGTTAATGAAGCTATTGTTAGTGACACAAACGATACTCCAGTACAAATTGAATTATCTAATTTAAATGCTAGTGATGGATTAAAAAAGAAGATAAGAGAAGAATTTAAAACAATTTTAGATTTATTAGATTTTGATAAAAAATCTCATGAAATTTATAGGAATTGGTACATTGATGGAAGACTTTATTATCATAAAGTAATCGATTTAAAAAATCCACAAAAGGGTATTCAAGAATTAAGATATGTTGACGCATTAAAAATGCGTTATGTTAGACAATCTATTTCTAAAAAGAAGAATAATGGTGGAGTTAGAATAAAAAATTCTAACGACGAAAATCCAATGGATTATGATTTTCCACAAATTGAAGAATACTTCATCTATAATCCTACTGCCCAATCTCCAATTGGGTCTATGAATGGAAGAAATTCTAGTCAGGCAAATTCTGGAATCAAAATTGCGAGAGATGCGATAACTTATTGTACTTCTGGATTAGTAGATAGAAATAAAGGAACTTGTCTGTCATACTTACATAAAGCAATTAAGTCTCTCAATCAACTCCGCATGATTGAGGATAGTCTTGTTATTTACAGATTGTCTCGTGCTCCAGAGCGTCGTATCTTCTATATTGATGTAGGTAATCTTCCTAAAATTAAGGCAGAGCAATATCTTCGTGATGTTATGATGCGTTATCGCAATAAATTAGTTTACGATGCCTCTACAGGTGAAATTAGAGATGATAAGAAGTTTATGAGTATGCTTGAGGACTTCTGGTTACCTCGTAGAGAAGGTGGTAGAGGTACAGAGATTACAACTCTTCCTGGTGGTCAGAATCTTGGAGAAATTACAGATATCAAATATTTCCAGAGTAAATTATACAAATCATTGAACGTTCCTCCATCAAGAATGGAAGGAGAAGGTGGATTTAATCTTGGTAGATCTTCAGAAATTTTGAGAGATGAACTCAAATTTACCAAATTTGTTGGTAGATTAAGGAAGCGTTTTTCAAACATGTTTAATGACATGTTAAAGACCCAATTAATATTAAAAAATATCGTAACTCCAGAAGATTGGGAGCAAATGAGTGAGCATATTCAATATGACTTCCTTTATGATAATCACTTCTCTGAACTAAAAGAAGCAGAATTGATGACCGAAAGGTTAAATATTGCTGCTACTGCAGAACCTTATATCGGCAAATACTACTCTCAAGATTATGTAAGACGTAAGATTTTACGTCAAACTGATGAAGAGATTATTGAGCAAGATCAATTAATCAAAAAAGAAATTAAAGCAGGCATTATTCCAGATCCAAATGCACCAATAGACCCAGCAACTGGTATGCCAATGCCTTCTGATGCAAACCAAGATAATATTAATGGTGCATCAGGAAAAGTTCCTACAGAACCAGGGATAGATGGTTCAAGTACAGAAGTTAAGTAACTTTAATAAATTTATTTTTTAGAAGTCCTTTTCTTCTCAGTATAAAAAGATTATTTTTATCATATCCTATAAAGTCATTATCGATTTTATAGGATATTTTATTTTTCTCCCAAGTTTCTATATTATATTTTGAGTTTAAAGTTAATGGATATTTTTGATTTTCATTAAAAATAAATTTTTTCTGAATATCAATAATTTCTGAGTCAATTTGTACAATATTTGAGCAATATAACTCAATAAATTCAAATAGTTTTGATTTATTTTTAAATAAGAATTCAAAACTACTAGCATGTAAAGAATGACCAGTTTTGGCACCCTGTGTTATCTTCCCAGTCTTAATATAAGTAGAGACAATATTATATATTTCTTGATAATGAACTCCAATGAATCCATCATCATTTTTTATACAGTCAAATAAATTATCATAAAATTTTCTATAACTTATATTTAAAATATTAAAGCAATATTTCGATAGCACTTGAGTATATCCCGCTATATGTAATTGAACAATCAACCATCCGTACATATAACATTCAATTAATTCATCTGTGGTTAAAGTATCGGTTTTATTAATTAATTCTATACTTTCTTTTACTTCTGAGTAATCTTTTTCATTAGTGAATGAAACGTAATCCTCTGCTTTGATAGTTTCAATACCATATATTTTTCTAGATAATTCACTGTTCAATTCACTGTTACCAAAAACTTGACAAAACCAAACATCAATAGATTCATGTTGCCCAAATTCTAATATTTTAGAGAATCCTTCCTTCCAAGAATCTATAGTTTCGTTTGGTAATCCTAAAATTAACTCGGTATAAGTTTTTACATCATGCTCTTTACTTTTTTCAATATGAGATGTAATGTTATTAATACTCATATTTTTTCTTTTAATTGCTTTAAGTGTTGGTTCATTCATACTTTGAACACTTATAGTTACACCTCTACTAATATCTCCAAGTATTTTTGCTATTTCAAAAACTACTTCTGTAGAATTTTTAGAATATTGCAAATTAACAGATTCTAATTTGCTATTATCAGCAACTTCTCTTATTAATTTTGCTATTTCCAAATCTCTTTCTTTATACATTCCAAAATTTGCATCTGCACAAAATATAAATGCAACATTATTATTTTTAATCCATTCAAGATCATTTTTTACACGATCTAGATTAAACATTTTAACTTTACTATAGGTTAATCCACCCCAATCACAAAAAGTACATGAATGGGGGCACCCTCGATTAGTTTCAATAGTAGAAGCCCAAAGAGTATTTGGATTGTCTTTTACAATTTGATCAAATACTTTAGATTCATATGGACTTGGAAAGTCTAATTGCTCTATTCTACTTTTTTGATATATTTTTTCTATTGTTTTATTTTGAACAATACTAGTTAATAAATCTAAGTAACTTTCTTCACCTTCACCAATTATTACACAATCTATAAATTCATTATCAAGAATTTTCAAAGTTGCTTGTGGTCCACCAAATTGAATAATACAGTCTGGAAATTTTTCTTTTATTAGTTTTGATAAAAATAGACAATATTGCTCATTCCAAACGTAACAACTAAAACTGCACACTGTTGGATTGTCTAATCTTTCCAGTATTTTATTTGGATGCTCTCTTTTAAAGATAATATCTTTTAATACAAAATTATTTTTTACTTCATCAAATTGATTACAATAACTCCATAAACAACCAACACTGTAAGGAAGCCAATATGTGTCTTCATTTCTAATTTCTACAGAATATTGCGGTTGAAATAAATATATATTTTTCATTCATCAATTTTAGATATAGTATTTTTTAGTAATCCCTTTCTTCTTAAAACCCAAAAATCATTTCGTATTGACTCATCTCTTTTATTTGAAACCATTAAACTTGTTGGTTTATCTTCCCATGTTGTTGTATCAACAGAAGAAGAAATAGTAATAGGATAATCTACCTCAGAGTCATAAACAAAGTTTTTTTGAAGATCCCAAAATTCATTAGTTATACCACCAAATTTTACCAGAGATTTATCAATTAAGGCAAATACTTCATTCCTATTATTCATAAAAAATGAAAAATCATTAGGAGAATTAAATTCTAATGAATGTCCACTTTTATTATCTGGTAAAATTCCCTCTGTTAAGTAATTTTTTACATCGAACTTTAATTTTTGAAAATATTCACCAATTATTCCGTTGTCAGTTTGAACCTTTTCAAATATTTCATCATAAAACATCCTATAAGTTATATTTTTATTGTAAAAAAGATATTTTGCTATTAGTTGAGCATATCCATTTATATGGAATTGTATTACTGTCCAAGCATACAAATAACTTTCAATTAATTCCAAAGTTGCCATTGAATTAGTTTTATTAACTATCTCAACAATTTCTTTGAATCCATGATATTCCTTAGGATTAGTGAATGAAATATAGTCATACGCCTTTACTGTTTCAATTCCGTGCATCTTTCTAGATAATTCACTTCCCAATTCACTATTACCAAATAATTGGCAGAACCAAACATCAATCGATTCGTGTTGACCACACTCCAAAACTTTAGATAATCCGTCTTTCCAAGTTTCTAAAGTTTCCTCGGGTAATGGCAAAATCAGTTCAG